TGTAGGATAACCGATTCTGCCCGGCTATCTCACAATGCCACCCCCATAGATACCGCAACCCCTCTGGAAACTCTGGCGCTTCTGCCAACTGTGGCGGCATCTTGCCCGTCGCACGATAGACCTGCTCTAGGCTTTTTCTGAGGCTTTGCTTGCTGCCTTTCGGCGTCTTTTCGAGGCCGTAGTTCCAGGTGGCGTAGTCTCGGAGGCGTCTGATGCTATCTTGAAAAAAAGGGCACGATCACCAGCTATGCTGTCGATGGATTCGGCGACGGCAGGCGCATCCACCAGCAAGCGCCGCACGTTTTCATCGTTGAAATCATCGTCAAAACTCCAGCCGATAACCAGGCTTGCCAGCAGGTCAATGCGCGCAGACTCTAACTGATCAAAGTCTGATCCCTGCTGGCTCATCGCTCGAATCTTGCGCGCCGCCTCGTGCTCGGCACGCCGGAATACGCCAGAGTCCCGGCCTCGAACTCTGAGCCAATGGCCGCTACTGCTGCCATCGGGTAGATTAAGCGGCAACTTGATGCCCTCGTTAGCCGCTCCAACAGTTGTAAACAGCTCTATCGTCATGCGCGAGTGATCACTATGTTGCTCACCGCTGTTTCATCGTAGACAGCCACAAATGGCATGGTCAGCGTGATCGGTCCTTCGCTGGTGACATCCGGCTGCCCGCCAGTCAATACGACTTTTGGAATAGTGATGGTGTAGGTGTTGGCATCGAGATCGGTCAGCGCCAGCACAATGCTGGTATCTACCTCGTCGATGAACTTTGACAGCAGCGAGCCATCCTCAAAGTAAGCGGTCAACTCGCCGCTAACACGAAAGCGCCCGATGGCAGGCCTGATAGTGGTTGTGCGACCGACAACGAATCGCGGCTCGATGCCGTTCTCCATCGTGAAATTGATAGCGGTTACAACGCCAATCTCTGAGCCGCCTTCCTGCACCGTGCCGGTAAAGGCGTCGATCACCGTATTGGTATTGGCTGGCGTCTGAACCATGCCAGCAGGACCGGCGGTATCTGTCGTCAAGTCCTGGCCGACAATCCCCCAGTTAACCGTAACGATGGCTTCCGGCGTCACCTCCATTGCCAGCGTGTTGATCTCGACGCCGGTATACAGGTGGAAGTTATCGCCGGCTGTCAGGTCAGTGAACTCGCGCAGAATGCTGTAACTGGATCGCAAAACACCAGCCTTCAGCTCATCCGCTATCCAGGTACTGCCGAATAACGATGCCAAGAAGTTATCCCAGGTGCCATAGGACAACTCGCCGGTAATCTCGCCGCCGACTTGCTTGGCCCCGTGCTTCACCGCTGCCACTTGTCGGTCACTGCGGATTTCATCGCTTTCGAGCGTGGCCTTGGACAGGCCAAGCGTTGTGCCGGTTATCCGGCCCATGTCAAAGCCTGGCGTCGCTGGTGTAACTCCGTACTCAGTTTCTGCGCATATGGATAATGCGTGAAGGCTGCCGTCTGCCATTTTCTTACCCTCTAATTATGCGAGATTGCGTGTCGTTCGCGCCCGCCAGTAAATTGTAATAGCAGCTTTAAGCCGCCCGTCATCATCGTCATAAAGCCCGATACCACAGCTTACGATGGTCACCGATTGGCCGTTATACGTAACCACTTGCCCGCCCTGGCTTTGCTGCCTGACGCTATCGGCTACCGTGTAAAACCATCCGTCGCCGCTTGCTGCTGCCTTGTTCAATGTCAGTTGCAGATAGCCGACATGATTATCTTCTCCAGTCTTGCCGAGCGTTACCGCATTCGGCTGCGTAAACACGAAATCTACCGCGCCATATGCGCCCGTATTCGGCGGCGTAAACTCCTGGCCTGGATACGATAGTGGAAACTCCAGGCCAAGATTCTCGACATGGTAGGCTAGTGCTTGTCGAATACCTGACAGACTCACTATGACGCGCCTCGGATGCCGCCCAGTCGGGCTATGTTTTTGCGCACCATGCCTTGAGGTGCTTTCACTTTGCTGTACCCATACTCAATGCGCCGCGCATAAGGCAGGTTGTTGGCCAGGTATACAGTCTGGCCCCACTGCGATGCGTTTACAGCCGGCCTCGGGCTGGCTGGCGTAGTGCGGTCAAGCTTGCCGCTGGCAGGCGATATGCTGGTAGCTTGCCAGTTACCTTTTAGCAGTCCGGTCACCACTGGTGTATCGTCAATGATCGCCGAGAATAGCCGCGCTATGTCCTGCTTGCGCTGCTTCTCAGCATTGGCAATCGTCTTCTTTACGAAGCCTGTTACTTGCGTTTGAAAGCTGCCGCCTCTCATGCTCTCACCGCCCAGGCTTTATAAATTAGCGTTGTAGCGCCATCCGGCGACAGCGCCGATACCGATCTGATTGCCCACCACTCGCCATTGAACTGAATCTCATGGCCCGGCTCGATAGCCCAGGCCAGAGCATCGGTTGAGAAAAGCACATCAATGGCATTCGTCAGGATGTTCTGAACGCCTTCATACTTTTGCGGATAGCCCGACGTCTTTGGCGGCAATACAACCGCGTTCGCACTCTGCGCTTCTACACAGCCGCCAGACATAATCCCCTCTACCGGGTCATACGTGCCGCCCACCTGACGACGCACAGAAAAAGCGCCGCCATTCTTAGTTATCAGGCTTGCCGCCGTTTTCTGAAGCGCAGAATAGTCCGGCATTAGACTCTCACTACCCGCAAAGAAGTGAAGCCGAAAAGCGGCTCAAGCATCTGCTCAGCAGTGGCAGAGCCGCCGGTAGAGTCGCTGGTGCCGACTTGCGACTCAAAGTATTCGACCTCGATGACATCCACTTTCTCGCGCTTAACTTGCGCGTTTCCGGTGCCGGTCAGGCTGACACCGCTGGCAGCATCGGCTACAGCTTGCATCTGTGCTTTCTTAAGCTCTACCGGGATTTCATCGTTGGCGACTTGATAGCCATCAACTATGACCGGCCAGCGTGGCCATTGTAGCGGCTGGTCAGGTGACGTTTTGCTTCCCTGGTATCTCGTGCGGAATGTCTCCAGCCAGTCTGTGGCGCTGACCGCAAGCGGCTCCACATCAATATCTAGTGCAGGCAATGACAATCCACGCGCATCAGCAAAAGCGCGAATCTCGGCAACCGTCACATAGCTGTTAGCGCCGGCAACGCCGGAGCCATCCTCAATCGTTAGTGGCATCTGGCTTTGCCTCGATGGCGTTAAAAGCCGCTGTGAGTCCGCTGTCGCCAACCTTTGTTTTCTTCACTCTGGAGCGCTTCGGCTTTTTTACAGCCGGCTCTGGCTCTGGCGAATAGAGCGGCTTGCCCGCATAGACATCAGGCACAGCGCCCGCGACATAATCGCAAGGCTCGCCGCCATCACACAGCCTACCGTTTCGGATGCCAGCGCCTATCGCTCTAGCCTCGTCGCGTTGCTCAGGTGTGCAATTTGCGCCTTCGGTAAAATAAAGTATTTTCATGCGCGTACCTCAAAAAGGCCGGCGTCGTAGTGACCACCGGCAAGCAGCGAGAATTACTGAGTTTTAACGAGTACGCCGCCCAGGTCTTTGTGGCTGGTCGCAATCATATCCCAGTTGCCAGCAGTGCCGAGCGCTGCGTCGTTGGGGGATGCGCCACCGTTGCCCATGTCCCAGGTAAATCCCTTGATGCCCAAGTTGTAAGTCCATTCTGCCTGATAGGTTCTCAGAATGTTCTCGTCACCGTTCGAGGTCTCAAGGTTATCGGTGAACTCATTGCCGTTCTCGACGATGATGCCGCCAGACGCCAGGCCACACTGGAAGTAAACCGGACCAGTATCGGTCAGTGCTGGTGAGTCGGTGATGATGATCGGTCGCCCGAAACCATCGTCAACAACGCGCACGGTGCCGAAAACAAACAGCCGGTTGCTATTAGCCAGCGACTCGCCGTAGATATCAAAGGCTGATTTGCTGTGCATAATCCATGCAACGACATCCTGGCTGCGGTCGCCAAACTTAGACACGCCAGCGCTCAGCACAGCCAGCGAGCAAGTGCCGGTGGCTGAATAGTCGTGGAAGTTTGTTGCTTGGTTGCCAACGCCTGCCACATAAGCCATCAGGCCCGTGTTGAGCATGTCAGCCATACTATCCTCAGCCATTTGCTGACCGATGACTACGCCAGCTTCTTCAGGAGACTTCTGAATCCACTTGAGCATTCCGGGATCAACTTCTACGGGAGGAGTACCAGCTGCGATCTTGACGGAAGCCTTGACCAACTGGCTCATGGTCAAAGCGCTGACTGCGCCTGTGCCGTAAGCATTACGACGCCGAACCAATCCGGCAATCTTCGCCCATATGGCGGTTTGGCTGAAGTCGCCTTCATGCGCGAGGGAGGTCAGGATAATGCCGCCATTGGAGTTCGCGTTGAACTTCTGAATAGCCTGATCTTGGAGCTCAGTCATGGAAGTCTGAGCGTACTCTTGGAATACTGCTAAATCTGAAAGTGCCATGTCTACTTACCTCGGTGCTGTGGTTTTTAAAACTGCCGGCCTGCGAACGTCGCTGGCTATCAGTCCTCACAGCACCGCTGTAAGTATATTGGCATTATTGCCGGGTGTTATTGCGCTGCTTTTTTCTGCATCAAATGCTGCGCGATTTCCTTTGTTGATTTGCCGGTGTAGTCCATCGGGCCGCTGCCGGCACCGTTGCTTCCACTTCTGGCCCCGTTAGCACCGCCGCCGGAACCTTGGCTTGCCTTGATAATACCAGCAAACTCTTCATTTTTCACAAACGACTCCACGAACTCCGCCTCAGTCTGCCCTGTAGGCTGCCCGTCCGGCCCGACTGGCGTCAGTTGGAATGTGCCGTCGACGTACTCGCCGCGCAGATTCTCGCGCAAGAATGCCGCTGCTGCGGATGGTGCCGTAGTCTTATCCTTTGCGATTGCCGATATCCTGGCGTCGCGGTTTTCAGTGACGCGAGCACCGCGCTCGCCTTCAAGCGTTTCGGTTAAACCGGTGATCTCGCCTTCGTATTTTTTGACTTGCGCTTTTAGCGTGGCCATTTCACCAGGGTCGATATCGCCCATCTGTGCGGTCAACTTGTCATTCTCGAATTCCAGCTCCTTTAACTTTTCCTCGGCTTCTCGCCGCGCTTTTCTCTCGTGATCTTTCGCCC